TTTCACTAGTAGCGGAACTTTCCATCTCGCCCATCCTTTCGGTATGATGGCCTCGTCCGCTCGACTATCTATTTCTCAATGATAGCGAGCGGGAACCTGAGAATTACATTCCCAGGAGCAGTGGCATTCCTCTGCCGAAAGCGGAATCAATGAGTCGTTGTAACGCTCGACTAGCATGTCCTCGGACAAGCTGGCCAAACGCACGAACGCCTCCTTGAAAGAACGTTTCCATGTTCGCTTCGATCACCGTGACGGCTTGAGTGATCAGGCCGCTGTTAGGCGGATTGACCGTTTTCGTCGCCATTCGCGATTGAATCGAGTTGAGTGCAAAGGTGAACTCGTAGTTAGCCACGAGTTCGACCTGAAGTACCGGAGTGTTACCTGGTCCCGTCACACCTAAGAAAAGGCATGTGCGGGAGTCAATAAACCCTGCGGTCGTACCACTTCCAACGGGAGGGCCGAATTTATAGGCATTCTCGTCGGACGTAGTAGTGATCCACAGACCTTCTTTTCTTCTGTCGAACGAAGAGGATTTACTTCCTTGATTTAGGTCGTAAGAGTCCTTCAAGTCCGAACGGTAAGCTTCGAAAGTTGGGTACTCAGTCATGTTGACACGACCGCCAACGCCAGTGGAAGGACCGATGTCCCACCATCTGGCGCCAGCGGACACGCAGCGCATCGTCGCCGCGGAGTTCGCGACAGACGTGAGATATGCACTGCCTGCTGTTGGTATGGTGCCACTTGGTTGGTTAGCTGTAGCAGTAACGCTGTAGAAGCCGATGGTGTTGGTCCCTGGAGTATATCCAAGGGTCGCATCGCCGGCTGCCCCAGTGGTAAGAGTGACAAGCTGTCTCACATTAACTGAGAGAGTCGCTGTCGTCCCCTCGCCACCGAGCCACTTTGCTCCGACCGCTTCGACGCAGAACGGATCCGTGACCTTGCAGACTTGCTCGGTCATCCCGCGGGTGACTTTGGGTTGACCTCGTTGCTGGTTCGGGCGCTTTCGCGCCGTCGTATTCTGTTTCTTTCGAGACATTGTTACAACAACTAATCTGTATAGGTTTTGAAAAGGATTTCGTTAATTTGTTAAAGAGATCGATTTTACTTTACTTCTATGGTTTTCGCTCCAAACCGACTCGGAACGCTCCCTCTTAGATTTATGACGTCAGGGCAGACGTCGTGACGCTTCTTAGGCCAACAAGTTGCCCATGTCGCTCGTCCCGATCAAAGACCCTTCGGTCTCTGGTAGAGGACAAATGACATCAAGCCACGTGTTGATCTTCGGTAAAACATCGTTCCACCGCATTTCGTGAGTCAGCTGTCTCACATCGTCGGGCGCCAACACTTTACGTGTCAGAATCCGATAGATGGACTTCGGCCAAGAAGTCAACGGAACGCGGTGGGTGCTGTAGTCGTAGAGACGTGAGCAAAACTCGAAAGTTGAGTCTGGTGACTGGCGAACGTCACGAAGAGCTATCCCTATCTCTTCGGCTGCTTTCTTGTATGCTTGGATGTCCTTAACACCAAAGGTGAGGGCATCGTCTCCGTGGGCAACGACCTTGCCGCGTTTGACTCCAGCGCGCCCGAGAATAAGCCATCCGTAGATTATTCTGAGCGTCGTGTTGCGTCTGCTAGTGTCCCGCGACCCGGAATCGATCATCCCCGTGAAGTATTTCATAAAAATTTCTTCATGGAAGACGGTCGTTGAACGGGCCCGCACCTGCACCCAGCGCTTCTGAGCGCGCCAAAAGTTTTTACATTTTCCTTTAGCGCACTTGAAAGTCTGTTTGTCGTGCTGATGCGTCGCCTCAAGCATTTGCTCAGTGTGGAGACCGTCAAATCCCGAAACATCGTCGGAGACGACGTTGCAAGACGTGACAGTTTCTTCCTCTTTAACGAATCCTTTAAGAAGCGCGAAATCTTCTTCGGTTGCACCGAGACCAATCGCGGAACCAGAATGGAGGAGATCACCTTTCAGACATTGCGCCATTTCGTCGAAGAGATACGCTTCACAGACCTGATCAACGAGTGAAACAGGCGTTATGCAACGGTACCTCTTGTCTTGAACTTTGCGTCGGGGATGGGGTTCGTCTTTGATGAACACTGAGGACGGGTCCACGTATCCATTGATGACGAACAACATTGGTGTCTCGACCATGACTTCGAACTCCTCGTCGGAAAGATTCAGCCACATGTACAACCGTTGTGCACAGGTGCGTTTGAGCTCGGCGTACTCGTTCTCCAAGACTTCATGGTTGGTTGAATATCTTAGATTGTACGGGTACCCCGGGTTCTTTGAACCGTTGACCGTCGAGACATACCTGTAAAGGTTGCTCTCGATCGATCTCACAGTCTGCGTTTCAAGATCTGAAGGCGCATGCTGGAGAACGTAACGTGTCTTCACTGCCTTTGAGACAGCTCTCTGGAGTTCAGAGTCGTCGATTTTGCTTACGCGTGGTCGCGAGACGTGTTTGGAGTAAGCCGCGAACTTCGCCGACTCGCCTCGAGGCACGTTTCCGTAACTCAAGACGCGATCGACGTCGTCCTCGGACAAACCCGTTTCAATGAGCGCGTCGAGGCGTGGTTTGATGACCGGAAGCGGGTCGCGATCCTTTGCAGGATGGCGCGGCTTACACTTCCCAATCTTCACCAAGCCCTTTCCAGTATCGACAGGATCTGTCATACTGTAACGCGCGTTTGACACGTATCGGCTTAAACTAGCGAAGTTGGTATGAAGAGGATGTTTCCATTCCTCACCCTCCTTTGGAGCAGCCTCGTAAGGAATTTCTTCCTCACGAAGGTAATCCATAAAAGGATGTTCAGGTTTGGACGAAGAGACGGGAATGGGCGGATCGAGAAGTAATTCTCTTTCCAACCATTCACGCCGTTCGTTGCCTTCTTCATCGTCCGACAGAAAGTCCAGGTCATCATACTCATCTCTGCGCTCTCTGAAGCCCTTTCGAGCTCCGGAGAAGTACGAGTACTCAGAGTACTGATGAGGCTCGATGTTGTCCCAGCCATCAATTTCTTGTTTGACGTAAGACAAATCCAAGCCCTTCCCACAAGCGCACACGATGGCGTTTTCAGCGCCTTCGTTGTCCATTTGCTTTCTGAGCGAACGCCACTCATTGCAGTCGTCGCTACTGCCTGAGTGGTACCGGTTTTTCTGGCGTTCAGATGAGTAATGAAACCGGTCCCGGCAGTCCGTCTGCTGGGATTCGGTCTCAACCTCATCGGGATCGTCTACCTGTCGAACTTCCTCGCAGTCTTGCGACTCGTCGAAGTTGTTGTATCGGTAGGATGCGCACCAATCACGGTATTTGGAACCGAAGTTCTGCGAGGGAGGAGTTTCGTCGTGCTCAACAAATTCCTGAAGGTCTCTGTTGTGCGCGATTTGTTCCTCACTGTACATACTTTCAACGAAATCGGCTCGTCGAGCCATTTCTCGTTGCTGTGATTCAGTGTACTGATCCGCCAGAAAGTCACCCATATCGTCGTAAGCCTTGTACTTCTTCCGCATTTGTTCAAATGCTTTGTTGTGGAAGATGTAGTCGCTGTCGTCCCTAGGGGACTCGTGGGCGATGAGATCATCGGCAACATGAAGGGTTTTGAAACCTATCATCTTGTCAAGGATCATTCGTCCCACACGACATTCGGCTCTTTCGAGGATAAGGAACCAATCGGTATATCGATTCTCTTTGCGGTTAGTATATTCACCACAATGAAGACCGACAAGGACGTCCCCGCTTGTGAAGACGGGGGCTCCGGACGTTCCAGGGACGGTTGAGACATTGTGACTAATGCTGAACTCGTCCGCCTCGCGGAGTGGTTGACCACGAGCCACCACCCATCGTTTGACGAATGGGTTGTAGAACTTGATCACGAGGCCCGCGGACTTCGAAGTGGGTTTGTACTTCTTGGCCGCGGCGATTCCGAGTCGCGTGAAGATGACAGGGTCTGGTCGAAACCAGGCCGCATCGAACTTGACGCTACTCTTGACTCTGTCTTTCGACATGTCAAATGGAACGCTAATCCCGCCAGGAATGCCCCAGGCAAAAGCCGTGACTGCGACGTGATGATTTGTCACAGCCATGTCTTTGAACCGGAAGCCGTTCCCGATCACTTCGCCTTCTTCGTCGAAGAAGACGAACTGGCACCGCGGGCGCTCACATGCAATCATGCGAGAACCTTGTTGTACCATTTCGGGAGTAAAGTGGTCGATATCCCCAGTGTTCGTGTGCTGGAGAGGTCGAACAATGTACCCGATGATCTCACCGTCTTTGTAGACGGTGTTGACGGTATTATTGGTCGTTGGATCGAGAGCGAGGCCGGTAGTGAGTTCAGTGCCAAGGCTCTGAAATCGCTGATCGACTAAACGCTCTCTGAATGAAGGTTGACGGTATGGCACCATGAGGTAAACCCATGATGACTGTACTCGTGCAACCGCCATCTTAGCGGCTTTGAAGAGTAACTTCAAAACCGCCGTTGCGACGATTGTGAGCAACGTGATCGCGATGGCAACCGTAAAACCAAATGCAGTAATCTGAACGATTCTTGCTATGTAGTCCGACGGAAATGCTTCACGCAATCGCGCGACCGCACGGCTGGCGTCCCG